AATATACTGAGTCTGTAATCTTCTTACACGTTCTTCTGCAACCTTGTTGATTGTTTCAAACTCAGTTTTAAATACCTTGCCAAAGTTTTTAGAGGAGGCTAAGCCGTATCTAAAGTACTCACGCATTGAGAATTTATTCTTCTCAAGTGAGTTAGTAAATGATTCGGCAGATGTTTTGATTGTCTGCATACGAGCAGCAAATTGGCCTGTAGCATTTATAGAATTAAGAAATTCTTGCTGCAGGCTTCTTTGTGCTATCGTTGCTGATGCAGACGATTTTGCTATCTGATTATGAAATTGTGAGATCTGACGCTGTAGGTTTTTTAACTCACCTAGGGCTGCAGACGTGTCAATATTAACGCTGATATTAGCATTAACATCTGACATTCATTCTCACCTCTTTATCTTATTCAGCGTTTGCTGATGTAAGTGCAGAATTCAAGAATGAATCCTCACCCAATTTAATACCTGATGCAACATCCACAATCTTGTAAACCGTAGGAAGATCAATATTTGCTTCCAACGCTGCTGCATCCTTTGCCAACTCTGGCTTGTATTGCTCTAGTGCAATCTGTACACACTCCATTAGGACTGTCATTGATTTATCGTTATCGTCTGCTACCTTTGCAATCTTGTCAAAGGTCTTCATAAACTTACGAAGCAAAGATACGCTAAGTGGCTTTAGAACAAGTTCTGTTCCATCCATAAGGGTAACCTTGTTTGCTTCATATACTGTTGTAGTCATTTTTCCTCCGTTTGTAGACATTACCAATTATAGCACGAAACCTACGTTTATTTTGTTAAATTTTCGTAGTCTAGCCCCATGCCAATACCAAACCCTGCTTTTTGTGCTTTTGGACCTTGAAAAGATACTATGTCATTTGCATCTGTTGCTTTACCACCACTGAACACTCTAGCCTTCATATCTTCCCAAGCATTAGACTTTCCACTTTCTTCATCAAGATTTACACCCTGCATTGCAGCATCAAACTTCTTTTGTTGATACTCTAGATCTCTTTTAGTAGATAGTAGCAGTGTTAATTCTGGCATAGATATAGACTCTTCTAGTTCCTCAAAGTTTTTCCATATGCCCGTCAAAAATGCTTCTGCTTCTAAGGTTGGTAAATCTATATCTTCCCAGGTAGATCCCTCTTGTGAGTCCTGATTATCTGTTTTAGATTCGGATGTTTTAATTTCTGCAGCGAACTCTAATATTTTATATAGTGTTTTAAGATCGAAACTATTAGCAATCTCTTCTCTATTTAAATAAACATTTGGAGCAAACTGTTTCATTGCTGTAAATACACAGTCTACCACCAAGTCAAGAGCCTCTTCTTGATCTGCTGTTTGAGAGACAAGGATAAATTTATCCATAAAATCTCTCATATATTTTATTTTAAGTGGGTACACCTTTATGACATTTCCATTAATGTCTTCAACATGTCCAGTTCTATAAACTTCTTTTGCCATCTAAACAGTATACCAAAAAGAAAATAGAAAAGCCCAGACTTTTTAGGGCCTGGGCTAATCCTATATTAAGTTGTATTATGCTGCGTCTACAGTGCGATCTACGATCTTACCGTATGAACCATTGTTGTTTGGAAGAAGTCTGAAAGATACGTCGAACATTGTCGCTGCATCTCTCTTAGCAGATACTGTAACGCTCTCAATTGAAAGTGCACGGTATGCCACATAAATTCTTTCCAAGTTTGAACCTTCAGCACAGTCACCTGTACCAGGTCCTACTGCAACAAGACCACGCTCTACTGGACATTCACCAATAGAACCTGCTGACATGTTGAGTTCTGTTCCGCCACCTGTAAGATCTCCATCTGCGCCTGCGATAGCGAAGAGAAGATTTTCCAAAGTTGCTTCTGCAAAAGATGTGTTTAGGTTAACTTGCATTCCTTGCTTGAACAGTTTTGCTGCGTCAAGGACTTGGTCAACTGAAACTTCTGCGAAGTCTGGTTGGAACGTAATTTCTAAACCATTAGATGTATATCCGACGTTGCGGAAATCGGTGTGATCTTCAAGGGTATCCTTGTAAGTTGTGCCGTCTACATATGCTGGTAGTGATGATAACTCTCCATTTTCGTATGCGAACAGCGCTGCTGCTCCCACGATAATCTGAGAACTGTTACCTCTTGTATATGCCATAGTTTTCACCTCTTTTTTCTGTTTGAAATAAAGGCGTTTGTTTCCTCACTACTAATTATATCAGCGTTTATTATGACTTATGCCAGTCATAGTCTATAATGACCTTGTTCCCAGCAAAGGTTCTGGCTGTTCCAAAGTCAATAATATCACGGGTCTCCTGTAGTTGATAAACCTTGAACTTATGAAAATATACATGTGGAAGAATCTCCCCATTATCATTTCTTAAGGGATTTGATGACTTTTGCTTTTGCTTTATCCAAGCATTAATCTCTTCAGCAGACTCATCTTCTCTGTCTAGCAAGTCCTGAATTTGCTGAGTTAACTCAATAATAAACGGTATTGGGTTTGGACCTGTTGCATAAAAATAATACAGCATTTGCTCACACTTAATGTGTGGAAATGGAGACCTTCTCATCTTTAGCATTCTGTCGTATACAGCAAACTTATCATTTGCTTCAAATCGCTCTGTGAGTGCTGATATGTCTGTAGGGCTTGTTGGGAAAAATGGAAATGTAAGATCTCCATCAAACCCATCTAATGGGTTATCTTTAAAAAACTCTGAGACCCTGTCCTGTAAGTATGCATTAATAAATGCTGGTGGATAGTGTATTGCAGCCATTATGATACCTTTGCATTTACTATCCAGCGATAGCCAGTTTCAATGCCCCTTCTTTTTCCTTGTCTTGCACCAGCAGCAAAATTGTTCTTGTATATTTGTGCATTCTCTAATTCTGATAGGGCACCAGACTTACGTAAAAATGCTTGAGAAAAATACTGAGAGAAGAACTGGTCAACAACTGACTCAAACCCACCCTGTGTGTCTCCTCCAGGATTATCAACAACTACTGGACCCTTTGTAAAAACCTCTTTGCCATTTACCTCAAAATTCAAAACCTTTGCATTAACAGGTCTTATTGTTACTGGAATACCCTCTTCCATAATTCTTGCCTTGTCATAGAATGCAGTGCTTGATCCATTCTTAATGCTTCTTGATTGAGAGAATGTTGACTTAAAAGAAAGCCCAAGATTGCTTATTGTGTAGTTGATATCAAACAGTCTAGCGTTTGGGCTACCTGTTTCATACCACTCATACACATGGTGTAATCTAGTAGGGTTTACCCTTGCTGATGAATCAATAAACTCCTTGACCATTTCTGTAACATCTTTACCAAGGTTATCAAGGAAGACTCTTTTGCCTTTATTGATTCCTTCTAGGAAGCCAAAGGAGTAATCTATAATATTATTAAGATCTCTCATTAGATCATTGTCATTAATCTTAATAGATATCATATATCTACCGCCTGATTTTCAGAACGGCGCAATACTAACTTGTAGTACTCTACTCTTCCAAATGGACCAACAAATGGTTCTTGTGATGCTACTTCAAATATAGTTGGCTTGCCTGCACGTACCCCAGAAGTTTCCATATATATGTTGTTGCAGTTTCTATCTTGAATATTAGTCAAGACAACGTTTGTTAAAGATGTTCCAGAGTCTAGGTTAGAAATTCTGATGTCTGATTTAACTCTGCCGATAAGCATTGTGTCCTGTGTAATATTTACATTTGGAATAATTTCTTCTTTAGCCTTGAGGCCTGCTGTGGTAAAGTGACATGCAATAGTCTTATTTAACATCCACTGCTTTTTAACATTGCCGTATGCGCCTTGCTCAACGGTAGGATAAAAAACATCTACCTGCATAGGGAACATAAAGTCTTTTCCCTCGCATTGCATTAGATCAATCCTGGCTTAGGGATTGTGACTGTATACTTATCTAAAATCTTGTCAACAATCATATTGCCAGTTCCTTCAAACATTTTTTTATCAAACTGAATTCTGAATTGATCTGAGTTATAAGAAGATACATAGCGTGTGTAGTAATCTAGTTTTCCGCACTTAAGATCTTCAATGAGTAACTTTGTTGCATACTCTACGTCTGCTGGAATTGTTTTGTATCCAATATCAACAACAAATGTGTAATCCCAGCCTCTTGGAAAACCAACTGCAATTGTTCCTGCTGAGTGTCCTAAATCTCCATATGCTCTTGGGTATTGCTGAGCACCCTGTTCAGATCTGTTGTATGGTTCTGCAATTACTCTTTCTATTGCAGAGTTATCAAATGTAACCTTAAATTCAAATTCTGTTAGGCCTGGCTGATCTACATCATAAATTAATACGTTGTTTTCATATACCTTAAGAACTTTATTTATATCTTCCCAAATTGAAAAATAGTCTGCACCTTCTGCAACTCGTTGAACGATATGCTTGCTGTTATAAAAACCATCTACAATTGCTGTATCAATAATTGAACGAGCAACCATTTCTAGCGTCTTGTATTCTTGAATTTCTGAAGCAGTACTTCCAAGTTTTGATGGATCTGTGTATGGTCTAATTACATCTAGATTTTCTTCATATAGGGTATGCTCGTGCTCTGAGTCATAAAATTTAATTAAAAACTTACGGTCAAACTGAACTTTCGACAATGGCAAGACATACTCAACTACTCCATTGGCATCTGATGTGACCTCAACTTCTTCTACTGAGTGGTCCACCAAATCCTCAACTACCTGGACATAGGTATAGTTTGCTATAGGCAATGTCCATTTAGTTGTAATAGGATATGGTGGAACTCTCAATACTTCCATCTGTTACTTACCAAATTCCTTGGCAATCTCCTGTGGTGTTGCAGTGCGGATATATGAGCGTGTTAGCCATTGATCAGCAGCAGCCTTTTCCACAATGTTATAACCCTTGTAGACTTTGCCTACTCCTGGCCATGAAACATTCTTTGTAGAATGAATTGCAACAGTATCTTGTGCAGCCTTCTTCTTTGAAGATGGTGACTTCTTTACTGGGCGTGGGGTTGTAGCAACACCGATTGCTCCATCTGCTACTGATCCTACTGCCTGTACTTCTGCGGTTGAAGGAGCAAAAGCATCTGTTCCTACGACTTCTTGCTCTTCTGCTTCTGGTGCTTCAACAATTGCTGGTGCCTCTTCAACCTGTGCTGGTTCTGGAGTTACTTCTTCAACAACTGGTGCTTCAACAGTTTCAGCAGGAGCGTCAATCTTTTCTTCTTCAACTGGATTATTCAAATTTTCCATTTTTATTCCTCCTAAATAGTATTATATCATCAAATTGATAAGGGGAGCAGGAGCGTTAACTCCTACTCCCCCAAATCGTTACTGTGGCAGATTATGAATCTGATGCAGCGTCAGCGAATGCGATTGCATCCTGTTCTTCCCACTGAATACCGAAGCGAACGAAGACTGTGTATTCTACAGTGTCCTTCTTTGGCTTGTATTCACGGTTAACAGTGATGTCACGCTGGAATCCCCATACACGGTTCTGTGGGAATGTCAAGTCGACATATCCTGCAGGGTAGTATGGAACTTCCTGTACGTCGATTCCGAGGACACGAGTTGTACGTGCTCCACCGAATGTCTGTCCGTTTCCATCAAGGTATGCTTGACGGTTAGCAGGTGTACCTGCTGCGCCTGCATGTGATCCAAATGCTTCTGCGATTGCATCTGCAAGTGTACCGTTGTTCTTAACGATACCCTGGAACACATCTGTACCTGCGTAGAACTTAAGGTTATTCTTAAGTGCACGGTACTTACGTGGCATTGCGAGGATAATGTTCTGCATAACTTCTGGAGTCCATCCACCGTTTGAAACAGTTACTACTGATTCGTGAGCGTCTCCTTCAGTCTTTACACGGTTTACGAAACCGTTCATGATACCAAGGAATGCTCCGTCATCAGAGTCTCCTGTACCATTGATAGCAAGATCTTCGATATCGTTACCGAATGCGTTTGTCATGAGACGAACGATGTGATCTTCAAGTGCTGCACCTTCGATGTTATCTTCAAGTGCTTCTGCTGTTACTTCCCAGTCAAGGCGAATCTTCTTTGTTGTAAGTTCTACCTTTGAGAAGGTTGCTCCAGCGTTTGTGTAATCTCCGATTGCTTGTGCAGCCGAACGAATAACACGCTCACCAACGTTTACCTTTTCAAGTTCCATGGTGTTTGCTCTCATCGTGACTCTACGTCCGTCTTGAGCGAGTACAGTTGCATCCCACACGTAATCAATAAATTGACGTGCTTGTTCAGGGCGAAGGATTCCGCTAGCGGCATCACCTGAAGGATTGACTGCGTTTGGTCCTGATGTTACTCCTGATAGTGCTGTAGGAATATTTCCTAGTACGCCACCATCAGTGTAGTTACCTGGTACGTTTGCTGCTGTATCTGATCCTGATGCAAATGCTCCTTGACCCTGATAGAGTCCTGGTGCAGTTCCACCGATGTTACCAGATGTACCTGGTTGATTCTTCTTAATTTCTTCTGACATTTATTTCACCTCCAAGTGATTTCTAACTAAATAGATCGGTTGTTTTGAGGAAACGTCCGCCCCATAGGGATTTTTCAACCATCTCTGGTTGTTCCTGGATGATCTCTCCGAGATCTCCAGACTTTCGGAAAGCGGTGTCTGCTTCTACAGCATCTACACGCTTACCAAACTCATTAAATTCATCTCTTGCTGAAGCAATATCTTTTGCAACTGCGTCAAATGAATCCTTTACTGCGTCAACATCTACCTTTGAAGACTTGAGAAGTTCTACTTCTGCCTGCAAAGACTTTACTGTTGATAATAGATCGCTAAAGGCTGTTGTAAGATTGTCCTTGATATCTGCAACTACTGCTGCAACATCATCTGACTTCTTTGCCTTGTCTTCTTCCATCTCATCTGCTGGCTTTTCGCTAGCATCTTCTGCTGGAGCATCTTCATCTGCTTCTGGCTTCATAGCCTTTTCTGCATCTGTTGATTCTTCGACAATAGCCTCTGGAGCGACCTGTGTTTCTACAACTGTAGCGTCTGATTTCTCAACGATTTCTTCTACTACTTCGTTTGTTGTTTCTGTCATAGGATTGACCTCCTTGTTAATCTTA